CCAGTCTTTTTTTCTACGATCTTTTTCATAACTTTGTTTTTACAAATATAATAAAATGAAACGAAAGATTGTAAGAAAAGATCTCAGGTACAGACCTAAGAGATATCAAGGATGGGTAACTGAAGATAATTATCTAAGGCATTTCTCAGTAGTAAGAAGATGGGCAATGATGCATTACGAATTAAAGTCTTTCTCAGAACTAGAACTTATGTTCTTTTTATACTCAGAAAAATTATTTACTAGGGCAATCATCAGAGAACAAACGAACTTTATGGCATGGGATGCTAGACTTCTAAACAGACTTATAGACGGAGGCTTTATATACACATGGAGAAAGGGAGGATGGGGAAACCCAGAGATATTTGACCTTACACATAAGGGCAAGAAAATGATTAATAGTATCTATAGAAAATTAAATGGAATAGAGCCGATACCGACTTCAGAAAGAAGAAATAAGGCGTTCCGTAAGAACGCCCCTTTCCATCAAAGAACTTTAGCTAAAGCTATTTTGAAATTTAATGAAGAACACAAACAACGTCCTTCTCTTGAATAACGGTCAATCGCTCGTTATCTATTAAGACATCATGACCTGCAACCTTATCGAATAGTATCTCACTGTTCTCTTCTACACCAGCTACATTTTGACCGAATGAAATAACGGTACCCTTTTGATACCGTATTTCTTTCATATCGTCAGCACCATACATGAACCCAGTGGTTGACATTTTGTTCTCTTGCTGTCTCTTTACTAATAAAAATTTATTTAATACTCTCATCTGCTCTTACATTTGTTATTATTGCATTTGTACTCATTATTGTAGTCGCTACAGATACTGCGTTTAACAGTGCGTTCTTAGTAACCTTAGCTGGATCTATAATACCGAGCTTCATCATGTCTCCGTACTGCTCGTTCTTAACGTCATACCCCTCGTTCTCTATTGGCAACATGTTAGCCTTTATCTCCTCTGGGTCCTTACCTGCGTTAACTAGTATCTGATAAAATGGAGCGATGACAGTGTCACGCATTATCTTACAAGCCTTACTGTCTCCACGTAGCGTTGATGAAGCAGCGTCAACTAATGCTATACCACCACCTGGAAGTATACCCTCCTCAAGTGCGGCCGTTACAGCACACACAGCGTCATCTATACGATCTCTCTTTTCCTTTTGCTCAATGTCACTAAGTGCACCAACATATATAACACCAACACCGCCAGATAGATTGGCTATACGCTCGTTTGTGAAGTCAAGCAGCTCCTTATCAGATGACATCTCAGAACGAGAGTCTTTTAGTTGATTAACCTGCCCATCAATGGCCTCAGCTCTGTCAGCGTTTGGCATAAATACTGTCATACCCTTACTAACGACAATACGGTTGGCACGACCTAAGTCAGCTACAGTTATCAACGACAGGTCATCACCAGTAGACTCAGAGAAGAACGTACCGCCTGTTGCGATGGCTATATCCTCCATAAGGTCTTTTGTGCGGTACCCAAACGATGGTGGCTGTATGTTACATGCCTTGATCTGGCCCTTAGCCACGTTTAGGTTTAATGTGTTCATAGCGTTTTGACCCAAAGTACCAATAATTAGTAGTGGTTTTTGGTTTACAACACAATGCTTTAGTATGTTCTCTATAGATATCAAGTTATTAATCTCATGATCACATATTAATACATATGGATTGTCAAGAACACACTCTTGCTTCTTTTGGTCCGTAATGAAATAAGGAGAAGTCATTCCACGATCGATCTTCATACCTTTTATTATCTCAACATATGTGTTGCTTGTCATACTGTTCTCAACAGTAACAACGTCAACCTCATTAAACGCACTAGCGATCATCTTACCGATCTCTCTGTCGTTATTTGCACTTATTGTGGCTACGTCAACTAGCTTTTTACCCTTAACCTTTTTACTCTTCTTGTCAAGCCATGCAACAACGTCCTTTGTTAAGTCGTTTATCTCTCTTATCACCTCAGTCACGTTGTCTGTGTCTGACAGATGTATGTCGGCAGAATTAATAAGAGCCTCAGCCAACACAATAGATGTGGTTGTACCATCACCAGCAACTGTTGCCGTCTTCTCGGCAGCCTGGCGCATCATTATTACTGCCAAGTTCTCAGTCGGATCAAACAGGTTTATCGACTTAGCGACTGTCACACCGTCCTTTGTCACTGTTATACCACCGACATGGTGCTCTGACTCGATTAATACTGTGCGCCCTCGCGCACCTAATGTACTTTTGACTGCTCCAGCGATCGTCTTGATGCCTTTTTTGAGCTTTTGTTGGCCATCTTGGCCTAAATGAACATGTTTTACTACCATTTTATTATATTTTGTCACAAATATAGCAGATTTTCATGACAAAAACAAAAAACCCTCCGATTGGAGGGCTAATTTTATCTATTTTTTGGCATTGTTCGTTTAGTTGGGCCTAAATTTCTTACTTTTTTAGTTTCAGTTAGCATTGATTGCCTTGATTGTTCTGTAGATCCCTTCATAGATTCTGGAGTAAAAGTTCTAACTACTCTTTTTGGCTTGTTTTTACCTTCTGGTAGTTTTTCGTTTTCTACATTTCTACGTATATCATCTTTTGCTACACCAGCAGAAGATTGATATTTGTTAGGTAAAGACTCTACGTATTTCTGAGCTAGTTTGGCTTCTCTGATATCTTTCCTGCTTGATTTAATATCTTTTTTGATAGACCTTTTTTCAGACGCGTCGGAAGAAGCTCTCTTTTCAGATTTCAAACTTTTTATATCTTCCTTACGTGTTTTTTGGAAGTCTCCTAAAGCACCACTAGTTGCATATCTTCCTTCCTCACCTAGAACATCACCAATAGCACCATAGTAAGCAGCAGCCATTTTTCGCTCTTTGCCGTATGTGTAGCCTTTTTGACGTTCAGATGTTGATTTTTTAACAGGTATCTTTTGAGTCATCAATTTACTACCTCCGCCCCTAGTTCTTGTAGGTGAAGCCCATGATTCAACTTCATCTTTTTTAATTCTTCCAACTGTAGTTGTTTTAGGTTGAACTAATTTAGGCTGTTCTGGAGCTTTACCTGGACTACCTGGATCAGCACCTGGATCCTTGTACATTCTTGTTACATTCATTGGACCTTTAAATCCAGTCTTTTTTTGCTCCTCGTAATCATGCACAAGTATACGCTCATTTGGTAAGCGACTTTGTTTAAAAGACTTATTAGATGGAGCATTGTAGAAGCTCTCTAACTCTGATCCAGATAACTCCTTCTTACCATAAACAGACATCTCTTGCTCTTCAGTCATATCTTCAAGAGTTCCTTTTGCTTTTCTTGTCGGTTTACTTTTTAAGAATTCGTCATATGCAGCTTTTTGTTTGTCGTAAGACGATTTAGCCTCAGACTTTTGTTTGTACTCAGAAGATGCCTTACTGTAAGACTCTTGAGCCATTTTGTTTCTCTTTGAAGTTTCAGCTATATCACCCTTTCTGGCAAATGTTCCAACAAATGGATCGTCTTTAGGACCACTTATTTTTACTTGCTGTAGATCGCTCATTGCTTTAGTAACATCCTGTCGTCTAGTAGGAAGACTTGGTGGGTCACCCATCATCATTTTACGACCAGTTCTCATTAATGCCATAATAACATAATTTTAAAAATTAACAAATTGAGATGAAACTCATTGTCTAAACCTTCCTCAGCCTTGTAATACTCAAAACCAACATTAAGGCCGTAAGGCATACTAAACTGTAGGAGTACTGTCATCCTTTCCTCCACCTCTTATTATTTATAACTCCAGGCATATCTGGATCAATTTTTCTGTTTGTTTTTGTTTTTGTAACACCGTTCTTAGTAACTGTTGTAGTTTTTACTGGAACTTCATTATAATACTTTGTAGGTAGACCTGATGGAGTTTTTTTGATAGGTCTGAATGGATTAGGAACAGCTACAAACTTATTTGCTGTAGTACGTTCAACAGTCTTTATTTTTTTATCGTTTGGCATGACTTTATTTTTTGTAAAGATAATGAATTATTTTTTATACGATCTAAGTTCTTCTTGATCGTGTTCTTCCGTTTGATGTGTTTTTTAACCATATAGCAAATATACGGAATTTTTGGGTAATACCCCCATCTGGCGCGCCAGCCCGATCGACCGAAACGACTGGCAAATCGATAGGGGGGTATGCATTTCGGAAAGTTCGGTCGGACTTTTTGGCTTTTTGCCTAGCGACCTACCTACCTGCCTACCTGTACGCTACGCGCACGTGTGTAGGGGTGGGTGTGCTTGTGCGCAGGGGTGGGGTGGTGTGTTGTTATCTGAGACCAATTACCCCTACCTTAAAATCGCTAGACAAACTTGTATTATAATTTGCATTATGTTAAATAGACCGATAGACCAACCGACCAATCGTCCGTCCGTTCTACGTTTCAGCTCGATTGATTGGAGAGGTGGGGTTATCCCGTCTTGTAATCTTACTTCACAAATGAATTTACTGCAAAATAATCTAAATCGATCCCAAACCCAATACCAATAAGGCTTTGCTAGTCATTACAGCCTTCTCCAATGGTGTCATCACTACGTATAAACACTTAGATCCTTCTACGTATTAACACGTATTTTTCATAAGAAGTATAAAAAAAATTGTTATCAATCGAAATAGTTGCCGTTACTTTGGTGTAAGCAAACGAGCTAATAACAATACTTCTTACTAGAAAACAACACGGAAATAAGGGTGCGACTAGCCTAGTGCATAAAGTCTAAATGAAACCGATAATAAACACCGAAAGGGAAATGGTTAAAGTGTTATAGGCAATGAATAGTAATTAGATTAATAAATATCGGTCTTTGACATCTTGGAACATGCGTCGCTTACGATAACATCAAAAAAGCGGAAGCTGAAAAGCAATTAAGACTACTCCTATTTCACGCATGGTAGGTTACAGATAAAGATAATATCCTTGTGGTGGTTCGATTCCACCTATATAAGTGTGGTGCAAGGTACATTATAGCCGTGTTGACTATGAGTCATTAACTGAGAGCGAAACTCAGCACGGCACTAACCATTTAAATTTATAGCCATGAAAGTAGTATTTGCAGTTTGGACAAGCAGTTTAGCATTTGGTATTTTGTTCGGTATTGGATATGCCGTCTACCAAATCATAACAGGTCACGTTCCACCGATTTACATTTAGGTTAACTGATGAGAATTTAGTATTCGAAACGGCATTCACAAGATGCCGTATTAACCAATAAAACATAGAAATCATGTATTACACAATAGAAATTTATTTAGAAAAAGGTCAATATGACTATACTGGCGAGATTCAAACAGAAGACAGATATATAATTGTCGATGCGGATGGATTTGATGCATGTGGTATACACATGACATTAGATGAGGCAAAGAAATTTATCAACGAGGTTGACTGATGAGGTCTCAATGACCGAAACGTGACTACGTGTCACGTCTTAACCAATTTAATTTAATAGCCATGAGCACAAAAATCTTAAAGATTGAAGGGAACTTCGAGGTATGGGGATTCTTTCTAAACGGAACATTAGTTAAGACTAAGAGATTATTAATTCCATTCAGAGCGCGATGATACTAGTATTTTTTAACCATCGTAGAGAGCAGATAATCATCACGAAGGAATTTGAGAACGAACAACATTTTAATAACTACGTAGCTTACATGCAAAAGCGTTACGGCTACCAATTAGACGAGGTATATAACAAATAGAAATTATGGAAAAGAGAATGAACAACGTAGGCTTTCACAAGGCGGAAGGCACTATCAGACAATTGACAATCAGAGAGCAATTGATTCGCAACAAGCAATTCGTTGGCATCAACGACATCAAGCACCCGATACACGGAATAATATCCGTTGACAGAGACAAGCTAGACGACCTACTCAAGTACGAGGAGGGTCAATTGATTCGATTCAAGGAGAGCATGTTTCACCAAGGTTAACTGACGAGATTTAAATAATCGAAACAGCACTCCAAAGGTGCTGTCTTAACCAATAAAAACTTAGAACAAATGAGAGTAATTAGAATCAACACAACAGCATTTAATGAAGAAGACTTCTATCTATTAACTACCTTGAACGATGACCAAATCGCTGAAGTCATCCAACCAATCGTAAACGCAGAACGAGATGGAGAGGGCGACTACTATGACAATGACATGATACTCCAAGCATTGAAAGATAGATTTCCTTTAGAGTATACAGACATGTACCAAGAATTTGATAAACTAACATTTTAGAACTTATGGCTGAAATAAATTTTCAAAAAGAAAAATCATGGAGCATTAAGGATAAATTTCCTATTAATGTTTATGTTGAGAAATCATGGACGGGAACATACTTCGTTATCACTGCACCAATCATGAGCATAAGTTATGGTGTGTGGGAAGAATTAGATTCAAATAGAGAGGTAGACATATCAAGATATGAATATGACAATGGTAAAGCAACATGGACTTCCTACACCCTAGACCAAATAAACAAATGGGGAGAAAAGAATAAAGATAAAATAATTATTAACCTATAACTTATGGACACGATAGACAGAATAATCGCATACGAGAGCGGAATGCTTGATGGTGCAGAGATGGTATACATGTTCTCTGAACTTGTAAAAAATGGTAGCGCATGGTCGTTACAAGGTCATTACGGACGGATGGCATCCCGACTAATTGAGGTCGGGATATTAACCAAGGATGGTGACATAGATGAAATGAGAGCAATAGAATACGGAATTAATATGTAGAAATCATGGAAGGAAGTTTTATAAATTGGATGTACTCAACCATCCAAACAATACCAAACAAAGGTGATTGGGCAACAATATGTCTATACACCGACCGACAAGTAGCTAAGGTACATGACGTATCTAAAGACGGCAAGAGTGTAATCATCCAACACTGCAACACAACAGGAGATGGGACTGAACTACCAATGGGACATCAAGATTGGAAGCACGAACCAATAGACCATTTCGAGACGATAGTATATAGAAACAAGTCTTGGAGAAAGGAAAGCAAGTCAATCGAATTTGACGACAAGTGGTACAAGCAGTATGAGATGTCAGGCGAAAGGTTCAAAGACTATACAAATGGTCTAGACCTTTGGGACGAACAAGGACGTCTCAAGCTAATTGATGGAGTAACTAAATTAAAAACAACCTATAGTAAAATAAACATAGTGTTCGGTGTATGTGACTATCACTACGATTGGACATTTTAAATCTAGAAACAAATGCTAAAACAATTCAGCCAGTCGCTCTACCCAACGGGACGTTCGGTAAGCCAAGTAAACTACACGTCAAGATACACGACGTTAACCAACACCAAGAAATACATCTGCCTATCTGTCGAGGACATCGAAGCAAGTGTTCGAGCGTTCATCCGACAGCACGGCATGACGACCGATATGTTGTTCGGTGAGTTTGATGGGGAAGTCTTAGAGCTTTCCGTTCTAACAAGCCACAACGACAAACGGTCGGCATATTTCTTCGGCATGTTAAACAGTCAACCAATCGTTGACACTGACACGATGATTGTGACTTCTCTACCAACGCCTCAAGTAACAGGCACTAACACGCAGAGAATCAGCTACATAAATTATGTCATTGACAACCTGTGTTGACTTTATGTTAAGTTTGTGTCGACTTTTTTCGACCTAACTTACACATTATCAGTCAATTAACCATTTTTGTGTTAACTTTACGACTTTTAGTCCCTAGTGGTAGAATTTTTTTTTCTACTACTATATCTATATATATATATTTTTTTTTTTGAAAAATAGAAAAAAGTTGTAAAGTTAACACTTTCCTTATAAACACTAGAAAAAGTTAACACAAAGTCGTAATAAAGTCAACACAAAACCCCAAAAGTCAACACTATGAAAAAAACAATAGTCGTATGGTTCTCATGTGGAGCCGCCAGTGCCGTAGCTTCAAAACGGACAATAGAAAAGTATGGAGAAACTCACAACATTCTAATCGTCAACAATCCTGTTGACGAAGAAGACGAAGACAATCGAAGATTTATGAATGACGTATCAAAGTGGTTAGATAAACCAATCATCCAAGCAGTCAACAGCACAGCCAACACAACATCAGCTGTTGACATATGGGACAAGCGAAAATACATGAGCGGAATTAATGGTGCTCCGTGTACACTTGTGTTAAAGAAGGGAGCTAGATATGAATTTGAGAAATCAAACAAGATAGACTACCACGTTTTAGGTTTCACAGCTGACGAGGTAGGTAGGCATGAGCGATTTGTAAAGCACGAGAGAGATAATGTTCTGCCAGTATTGATTGAGGACGGCATAACAAAGCAGATGTGTTTTGATATCATAACAAGTGCAGGTATAACTCTACCTAGGGTTTACTCCATGGGATATCCTAACGCCAACTGCATTGGCTGTGTGAAGGCTACATCACCTACGTATTGGAATCATGTGAGGAGAATGCATCCCGATCAATTTATAGAGAGAGCCGAGCAGAGCCGTAGGCTAGGCGTTAAACTAGTTAGATATAAAGGTAAGCGTATATTTCTTGACGAGCTCCCTGATAATGCTAAGGGAAGAGGTATGAAGTCTTACGAATGTGGAATTTTTTGCGATACAAAATGAACGAACTAATAAAATTTACAATCGAGAATTTAGGTCTGAGCCACATAAAGTTCAACCCTAATCCAAAAATACTTGGAGGGCGTTTAATACTACGCACCAAGTACGACAGCCAATTGGTCAAACGATATGCCCATCGGTCTGAGATAGACAACTTGACTGGCGAAATAATAATTAAATTTACTAATGTAAAAATCATACTATGCTAGAACAAATTTTTAAGGACATCTTCATGGACACCATGGAGAGGTTAAGGGAGATGACTCCAATCGACAGGCATGACGTTCTGTTGTCAGCTTATGACTCAAGGCAGAGAGAGAGCTTCATTCAGATGTTAAACGAGCTATCTGAGTGTGCTCTAGACCTTGAGTACTATGAGATATGTGCAACCATAAAAAAGATAAAAGATGAAGAACTATCAGTGGTGGACTAACTTCAATTGGGAGTTATACATGCAAGTAATAAAAGCCAAAAATGAAAACATATAACGTAACGACCGATACCAATGACGTTATAAAGGTAACGACGAGCAACATAGACGAGACGATAGAGATGATGTCAGCTATGCTTGGCGTAGTCATAATAAGTTATGAAGAATCGGTTGTCCAAATACCTATAATACCATGGGAAATATCATCAAATTAATTTTATTCTTAGCAGTACTATATTCTGCTTCATTTGTTTTACTTATAACTTTAATCTTATGTTTAAATCGATTATTTTGACGGTCGCTATGATGACCGCGCCGTTCGTTGCCGATGCGCAATGGTCGGTACCTAAAAGAGACTTCAAGAAGGTTAACGAGCACACTCTTGTTCTAAAAGACTTTTCAAGAAGACGTATACGTTCAATGATTACAATCGTTCTAACAAACCATAACTACATCTTGGACACGATGATATTCAACTCAAAGAGTCCTGTACCTTTCTTTCAGAGTTGGGAGTCATCAACTGACGTAAATACTATGGCTGTTGTTGAGAACGAGAAAGGTAACTACGACATCTACTTGTTTCATCACAAACGAGAGGAGACATTCTACTTTAGAGTTAATGGACTAAACTACGGATACTTACCATGATTAAGGCTTGGGATGAACTAGAGAGAACCGTCTCGCTATTTTGGATAGGTGACGAAGACAACCCAACATCAAGATGGTATCTTGACATGGGTGTAAAGATAGAGCGCTTTGAGTCAGATGGTCGCATCGTCATACATGACACCATGACAAACAGCGAGAAGTACAGGCTGATTAACGATGTCCAAGAGTACTACTTCACTGAGTATGGTTGGTATGTAGGCTGTCTAAAGGTAAACATAGACGCTATTGAGGAGCGTATTGACTGGCTACATCACTGCATGAAATATTCAGATGACAGAGAGTCGATAGAGAAGAGAATCAAAAAAAATACCGACAAACTGTTGGATTATAAACAAAAGTTAAATAAATTTGTATAAAATTATGGCACACTGGAGAAATTTAATGAAAGACAACAAGTACCTCGGAGCATGGGACTTAGAGGTTAACGGCAAGTACGAGCCGAAATTAGTAACAATTGACAAGATATACCAAGACACATTTGTTGGTGAGATGGGTAAAGAGGACAAGGTGTTTGTTAAGCTAAAAGAGTTTGACAAGCCGATGGTCTGCAACCGATCGAACTTCAAAAGGCTTGAGACATTCTTCAATTCATTTGATCACAACGACTACCTCAACAAGCAGATAGTGTTAGGCACTGAGAAGGTAAAGAGTCCTCAAGGCATGGTCGATGCGCTGAGATTCAGCACTCGTCCATTACCAAAGCTACCTCAACTGCCAGACGACAAGCTTGAGAGTGCTGTCAATGCAGTAAAGGCTGGCTCTACATCGATAGATAAGATACAAAAGCAGTACAGCCTAACTGCCGAACAATTAAAAGCTTTGCAAGATGTTTAGGTGTTCAACAGCGTATCCCCTGTTTTTAGGGGATGCTGGCATTACAGCCAAGCAACAGGAGACATTGGACGGTCTACTTGCAAAGATAAAGTTAACTGAGAAGCAGGCTATACTTCGTGATGAGTTGATGGCAAAGCGTGACGCTCCATACGAGCTGTCTGCTGGAGCTAAGACCTTAATCGAGGAGGCGGTTGAGCAGGAGCTATGGGGTTACAAGCCATCGTTCAGTAGTCGTGATACGACAAAGGGTAATATGGTAGAGCCTATATCTATAGACCTATACAACCGCTTAAACTTCACGAGCCACGTTAAGTCTGAGATGAGTCTATCTTACAAGGGCATACTAACAGGTCATCCTGACATTGCAAACGAGGACACAAAGGTAGTTATAGACATAAAGTCCCCTTGGTCTAAGAAGACATTTCCTAAGACCATTGAGAAAGCACGTAACTCTCAGTACGAGTGGCAGGTAAAGTTGTACCTATTTATGTTGACAAAACAAACGGGTACGCATTGGAGATACGGTCGTATAGCCTACATGTTGGTAAACACTCCAGAGGAGTTGATACCAGAGAGTGAGGACGACAGCCTTCACTACATGGACGACCTTTCTGACAACCTAAGACAAATCATCGTGCCAGTTGAGCTAACAGATGACGACATAAAAAAGATAGACGAGCGGTTAGACATCGCTATTGAATACGCTAACAAATACAGACAGAGATGGATATAACAAGAGAATGGTTACTAGAGCAAGGCTTCACTGAGCTAACAGGTGATAGATATGAGTTTAAATACGAGCCAACACTAAGCATAACGGTCGATTTACATGACATAGAGGCTGTGGTATTCGTAAATCAAGACATGGAGAGAATAGGGCCTGATCAGAGTGTGGTCTTAACGACGGTGAGGACGAGAGCAGAGATAGTGGCTCTGCTGAAATTATTAATTAAAATCAAATAAAGTATGAGTAGTTTTAAAATGAAGGGAGTTGTCCACAAGGTAGGACAAACGATGATTGTGAGCGAGAAGTTCTCAAAGCGCGAACTTGTGATGGTTGACAACAGCGATGCCAACTATCCGCAGTACGTTAGTTTTGAGTTCACTCAAGACAAGACAAGTTTACTTGACAACGTGATGGAAGGTCAAGAGATCGAGCTGTCGTTCAATCTGAGAGGTCGTGAGTGGACATCGCCAGCAGGTGACGTTAAGTACTTCAACACCTTACAAGGTTGGAAGATTGAGGGAGGTCAAGATGCTCCAAAAGTAGAACAAAAACAAGACGACGCATTACCTTTTTAAACGCTTAATAGTGCGAAGTACAAGCACCGAGCAGGGAGCGGGGCCTGCTACAAAAATCCACCCTGTGGTAAGATAACCACAGGCCCAGTTCCAGGGAAGCATACCGTAAGATCTGCTCACTAGTCCTGGACTTCTCTGTATCGGGAAGTTGGACGTGTCCTTATAACTGATACAACCCCCTAGTAAGACTATCTGATCAATAGGCACTGCTAGGGGTTCATTAAATGGTGAGGTGGCGGAATAGTTTGCACGTTCGAATCGTGCCCTCACAACAAATTTGTTCATGGTGGACAACAGTTAGGGTTCTGTGGTTAGCCCCCACATAGGTAAAAACTCTAGGCAGATGGGTGTGGCCAGTCTGTCTTTTTTTTCTAAATCAAAATATATGTATAAAAAAGGAGAGAAAGTTTACATCATCAAATTAATTGATGACAAACGCTACTTTGATAAGTACGAGGTAGTGAGCGTTGAGGACGCTAAAGATAACGGCTGTTGGTTAACAGGTATCAATCAGCTTGGCAATCAGACAACCAGATGGTACAACAATTCTGAATTTATAAAGTCAGATAGTATTGTCGAGTCACTGGTCAATCAATTGAGAGATCGATCGGCTGTTGGGATGGCTAAGTACAATACGAATTTAGATCGTAATGACTTAACGATAAAGGAATGGGTTGAGCATGCCAAGCAGGAGGCTATGGATCTTGCGCTATATCTTGAAAAAATAAAACAAATGTTATGAAAACATCAGGTTATAAACTGATATTTGTCCAGTTTTTTGCACAATAAACTGGACATTAAAGTATAATAAACATAAAATAAAAATAATTATGAAAACAGCAGTAGAATGGTTGGTCCAACAACTAAGAAATGGTAAGGAATTTAATGATGAATTAATCCAAAAAGCCAAAGAAATGGAATCCAAACAAGCACAAGAATATGCAGAATTTGCAATTAGATGTGACAGAGAAGATATGAAAATTTTAGACTTTGATGGATATATGAATTTAGAAACCTTTAAATCACAATAGAATGAAAGCAGTAAGTGTGGTTCTGCATCTAATCACACAAACAAATAAATAAATATATGTATACATTAAGAAAAATTAGTAAAAAAAGTAAGTATCAAATGAATATTTGCTTAGGAGATGGTTACACTTTAACAACAATGGAAAGTGAAGTAGAATTTAATCAATGTGCAGAAATGACTGGCTTAGAAAATGATGAAAATGTTTTTGGTTTTATTACTGGAGATTCAACTGGAGTTTTGCCTTTATATAAAACTCAGCATAATTACATCATGACTGAATCTGGATTAACATTTGATAACTTAAATAAATACTATTAATTATGAAACAAACAGCAGTAGAATGGTTGCAGGATACTTGGTTAAATTATCCTGACTTATGTAGTTATGATAAAATACAAGAATGGTTTAAACAAGCCAAAGAAATGGAGAAGGCTGAAAATATTAAAGCGCAGATTGAGGTACTGATAGATATAAATTTAATGAATGCAAATTTGTTTTATATTGAACGCCCAGTTAAGGAAATTTCAAAAGAAGATTGTATAGAAAGGTGGAACAAAACAGTTTGGGCTAGAACTTCTCTTAACAAAATAGCTAAACTTGAACAACAACTTAAAGAATTAACCTTTAAATCAGAATAGAATGAAAACAGCAGTAGAATATTATAATCAAGAAATAAAAGAGTTGTTTAATATGCATCAAGATGGAGAAATAAGTGGTAAAATGTTTCATATGTCAAGACTTGTTGCTTTAACTAAAGCCAAAGAAATGGAGAAAGAGCAGATAATTGATGCCTATTATCAAGGAGATGCAGATTCGGATAACATACACGTAGATGCAGAACAATACTACAAAGAAAACTTTAAATCAGAAATCATGACAGCAAAAGAAGAAGCAAAAAAGATATACGAAAGATTTTTAAATATCAGTCACGACATGAGTCCAGAATATGCCAGACGGTCGGCCATTGAAGCGGTCGATCTTATGTCAAGTGTATGTAACTTATTGTATATAGATTATTATTTAGATATAAAAGAAGAATTAGAAAGTGGCGATTGTATATAACTCAGCAACATGCCTACAGTGTTTAAAAACATTAGTAAGCAGACACGTCCATGACTTTAATAAGTGTGGATGTCCAAACGAAGCATTTGTAGATGGCGGTTCATACTATCAAAGGTACGGTGCAAAAGACATGAAAAAGATACATGCGTATGCTATAAATGACGATGATGACTTTGAGCTTGTACGTCAGTTTGCAACACGAGGTAGTCGAGGAATAGATGGCAAGCAACCTCTGATATGGATACCAATAGCACATCTAACAGATGATCACATCCAAGCAATACTTGAATATGGTGGTGCAGAATGGCACCTTGAATTATTAAAAAAAGAAATTAAATACAGACATGAAAATAGAACTTAAATCAAAAATAATTAATGATAAATATACAGACTATGTATATGAATCATTTGATATTCAGAACAGAGAAGAAACATCTGTATCTATTCCTATGAGTTTAGGAGAAGCAAAAACTTTTGATTGGAATATAGGTGTTATACTCGGTAGTAGTGGTAGCGGAAAGACTACAATTTTGAAAAAATGTGGTGAGTTAAAACAATCTAAATTTGATTACAATAAACCATTAATAAGCAACTTTAATTGGCTAGAGCCAAAAGAAGCTACATTAGTTTTAACTTCAATGGGTTTATCATCAGTACCAACTTGGTTAAGACCATTTAATGCATTAAGCAATGGCGAACAATACAGGGCAACATTAGCTTACTTGGTTGCATCTGCTAAGGATGGTGAAGTAATACTAATAGATGAATATACATCTGTTGTTGATAGAGATGTTGCTAAAGCTATGAGTTTTGCATTACAAAAATACATTCGTAGAGAAAACAAGAGGATTATTTTAGCATCTTGTCATTATGATATTTTAGAATGGTTAATACCAGATTGGACTTGTTCACCGCAAAAAGGAGGCGTACTCGAAAGGTGCGACTATCGAAGGCACGGCAGACCAAAAATCGAACTACAAATTAGTAGAGTCGAATCTGAAACTTGGAACCTCTTCAAAAAACATCATTATCTAACAGAAGAAGTAAATAAAAGTTGTAAGTTTTTATTATTTGAATGGCAAAACAAACCTATTGCAATTATTGCTATAATAAATCAACCAAGGAAAGGTTGCCCTAATGGTTTTGCTATAAGTAGAATAGTTGTCATGCCAGATTTTCAAGGAATGGGATTGGGCGTTAAGTTATCTGAATTTGCAGGAGGTATTATAAGAAATGAAGGAGGTCTTTGTTTTATAAAAACAGTAAACCCAGCGTTAGGTGTGTACTTTAACAAAAGTAATAAATGGAGACCAACAGTAAATAATGGTAAAAAAAGAACTATAAAAGAAGATACTGATAAAAAAGCATCTAACAGATTAGAAAGAGCTTCTTACTGCCACGAATACATAGGAGAAAGCATAAGCGGTTATGAAGAATTATTATTACCAATAAAAGAAATGAGAAAATGAAAACAATAATCCAATCGATAATTGATAGAGACAGTTTAAACTCTCCATCAAGAAAACAGCATCTCGTTCACAAGAGAGCACATCTTTATGTTCAGTTGAGAAAGGCAGGTCTTACATTAAAAGAGATAGGTCAGTTGTTCAATCGGGACCATAGTGCGGTCCACTATTGGATAAACAAATACGAGTACCTATTATCAGTTAATGACCAATTACTTTTAAACGACATAAAGGAATATGATAACATACTTTAAATCAATTAACGAAACATCATCACCCTATCACGTAGATGTATCTGTAGCTATCTCAAGGATACGCGATGGTAAGTCTATGCAGTTGGTAATGGACGTTAGATCTGAGACAGACAAAAACAATCGAAATGAGAAGAAGAAGTTACTTCCAGCGATATGTTTCTCTGGCCAGTTTTCAAAACGTGCAGACACTGCTTGCATAAATCATAGTGGTCTAATATGTATAGACTTCGATGGTTTTGATGATGATGTACATCTTTCTAACTTTCGGAAGAAGGTTGAGAGCGATGAATACACATATTCATGTTTCTTGTCACCTTCTGGCGATGGGTTAAAGGTTCTTGTAAGGATACCAAAAAATCCCATGCATCATAAGCACTACTTTAATGCACTCAAGACGTACTATAACATCCAACAGTTTGACACCACGTCACGCAACATATCAAGGGTTTGCTATGAGTCATACGATCCAGACATATATGTAAATGAGCTGTCTTCAATATGGACTCAGATAGAGGGTGATGTTGAGGTTCCAGTAGAACGTAAGCCTGTTATGTTTGTTGTTGAGGATCACCAAGAGATAGTTCGTAGACTTAACTTATGGTGGAACAAAAATCACGGCATGGTGCCAGGACAGCGTAACAATAACTTATTCATACTAGCATCAGCTCTAAATGAGTATGGCATAAACAAAGAGGACGCTATGGCAGTACTTCATGAGCACGACGTAGATGGATCAATGTCTAGAGAGATACCAACCATCATATACAGCGCTTATAAGAACGTACAGCAGTTCAACACGAAGTACTTTGAAGATAAGGACAAGGAGACCTCTATAAAGAATGACATAAAGATGGGTATTCCTGTCGAACAAGTTACTACAAAGTACAACATAGAGGAGATTCCATCAGTAGACGATGATTTCTGGACCAAGAGTAGTAAGGGTAAGATAGACCTAGTGCCACACCTCTTTAGACGTTTTTTAGAGAGGAGCGGTTTCTATAAATACTATCCACCAACTTCTATGAACTTTGTATTTGTCAGAGTGGTTGACAATACGATCAGTGATGTAAACGAAGATGTAATTAAAGACTTCGTTCTCAAGTACTTATACGATCGTGATGATATGTCAGTGTATAACTTCTTTGCTATCAACACTAAGTTCTTTCAAGAGACATTCCTAAACTATGTCTCTAAGATCGATGCTGACTTCATTAAAGACACCCAAGATATAGCATACCTATATTACCTAAACTGCGCTGTTAGGGTGTCGAAGTCAAGCATTGACATGATAGACTACAAAGACCTATCTGGTTATGTGTGGGAGAAGCAGAAGATACAGCGTAACTTTAACCTATCATCTTTTGATGATTGTGAGTACAAGAGATTCATCAACAACATAGCTGGTGACACGCCAGACAGACAGCGTTCTGTTGAGTCTACCATTGGTTATTTGATGCATTCGCATAAGCCTGCAAGCTATGCTCCTGCGATAATACTTAATGACGAGGTGATCAGTGACAACCCAGAGGGAGGTACTGGTAAGGGTATATTCGTAAAGTCTATCAGCCACATGAAGAAGATGGTGATAATAGACGGAAAGGGATTCAGCTTTCAGAAGTCATTCCCATATCAACGTGTACAGGTTGACACGCAGGTGTTGGTGTTTGATGATGTCGCTCGTCACTTTGACTTTGAGAGATTGTTCTCAGTAATTACTGAGGGTATAACACTTGAGAAGAAAAACAAGGATGAGATTAAGCTAGAGTTTGAGGATTCTCCAAAGATTGTCATAACTACAAACTATGCCATCAGAGGTGCTGGTAATTCATTTGAGAGACGTAAGTGGGACCTAGAGTTCAAACAGCACTACTCGAAGAACTACACGCCAGAGAGCGAGTTCGGACACATGTTATTTACTGATTGGTCTGACGATGAGTGGATACGCTTTGACAACTACATGATATCTAATCTACAGCTTTACCTAAACAAGGGTTTGATGCAGAGTGAGTTCAAGAATTTAAAAACTCGTAAATTTATTGCTGAAACAAGTGCTGACTTTTGGGAGTGGTGTACATCAAAGGATAACATGGGTACAAAAGCTAACATGCCTACACTTGGGAATACTCTATATAACTCATTTGTTTCCGAGTATCCAGACTATGGTAACTATGGTAGGTACAAGATATCACAGATAAAGTTCTACCGATGGTTAGATTCATTCGGTGAATATAAGTACGGAATGAAGCCAGAGATTACTCGTGGAGCAAATGGTAAGAATGTAGAGTTTAAGATTAAGCAAAATGAGCAAAGTAGGTTAAACTTTTAAATTATGAGCGCAATAGCTAGGCTTAAAGAAAAAATAGGTGTTATAGACAAGCTATTGAGCGTTACTGCTAACAGTACAAGGAGACATGCTGAGTTGAAAGAAATGTATGAAGATTATACAATGACGCATGACTTCTTGTCTGGAGGTAGAGATAA